CACGCGAATAATCCCATGTTATCGTCGTTTGCGTTCAAATCGCCGGTAATACTAGCTGTAGAGATTGAAATGTTGTGGTTGTGTTCCGTCAGTTCCTCGATAGAGAAAGGAGAATTTATGAGAGTTTTTCAGATCTTAGATAATGATGTGCTTATCATTAAAGATAATGAGCAGTATAGCGATACTGCCGAACACTTCAAGGCAGACAGCGGCCTTGCTGACCTGCCTATTAAAGTCATCTACGATGATACCCAGAAGCAGTGCCTTGTAGATGATAACTATGAAGACTATCCCAACGCTAACTATGACAGCTATATTGATAATGTAACGGCCTACATCGAAGCAAAGGCAAGCCGTGAATATGTACCGCCTACGCTCAGTGAATTAAAGGCACAGGCGCTTAACATTCAGTACAGCAAGTATATTGCAAAGAAGGAAGCCCCTGTCACGGTAGACGACCTGCAATTCAGCACCGACGAAAACAGCCAGCGCGAGTGGCAGATTGCCCTTACCTTGATTGAAGATAAAGGTCCGTATAAAGTCCGTGACTCATCCAATAGCCTTGTGTTAGCAGATGTAACAAAGGAACAGCTGATGAAAGCCGGGAAGGCCGCCAGAGCGCAACAGCTTGCGGCTTATGAATGGTTCATGAACATCCGTGATGCCATCAATAATTGCAAAGATGAAAAAGAACTAGCGCCGTACATGACCTAACGAACGGCATGGTTAAGCCATTTTCATGTCATTCAGCATAAAGAACACATTAAGAACAGTGATGCATGGCGTAACCTAGCCGTTTACCGGCTTTTTATCATTGACTGTAAAGAACACGTTAAGAACACGAGGTGATTAAAAGAAATGAGTAATGTTGCAATAGATTTGACTAAAACAGTAAAAGAAATCATCACGACGATGAAGACGGCTATTGACAACCTCAATACGGATGTATCGTCTAATAAGACGGCTATTGACAACCTCAAGGGGCAGGTTCTTCAAGCCGTGTACCCCGTCGGCTCCGTCTATGTGAGCATCACCGACAGCCGCAATCCAGCCGATATTTTAGGCTTCGGAACGTGGGAAGCCCTGCCGGCAGGCTATGGACTCGTAGCACAAGGCACGGCCACGGCGGAAGATGGCAGTACGCTCACCTTTACGGCTGGACAGAAGTCTGGCGAATTCAAGCACCAAATCACTGTCGGGGAGCTAACTCCACATAGCCACCCTATCCAATATCTTGATTATAAGGCGAATTATATTCCGCAACATTCTACTACAATAGCATCCGTAAGAATTGGTTCTGATATTTACGAACCGTCTATAAACGGTATCCTTACGGATATAAAAACAGGTAAGTACACGGATAACGGTAATCTTATCGGGGTTAAAGGCGAAGGGAAATATCACGCCAATGTTTCACCATGCGTTGGAGCTTATTTATGGAGACGTAAAGCATAGCTGTCGGTGAACTGCCGAAAATCGAAGGACGCTTTCCAGGAGTCATTTTTGATAACTACCAAACGGACATAAGTGGAATAGTGAACTCTGCAACAGGATTCTCTAAAAGCTTGCATTGTAATACAAACCAGACAGAATATGGATACAACATTAGCTTTGGCAACAATAAGTATCACAACAATCTTGCCCCGTGTATATCTGCTTACATGTGGAAACGCAAAGCTTAACTCGTTCGACGCCAGCTGTAAACGGCGACACACGGGGAAATATTATTATGATGTTGATTACTGCCAAAAGATATACTAATCTTCGCCCCATAAGCATTTTCCGTTGCGACTGACGGGAACCTCGTACCAGTAACCGAACTGTGTAATACACCACTTTCTGCTTGGTTTGTACCCCATATTAAGTAATTCTCGACAGACCCAGACACTTCCGGCAACTCCCCGACAGCTAAATAGAGTCAATAGCTTTTCGTAACTCGTGGATCGTCTTGTGGGTATAGTCATGTTTTGTGACACCTCGGCAAGCATGACCTAAAATCTTTTTCACGGCGGTATCATTGACTCCTGAGCTATCTAACAGCGAGGCGCATGTATGCCTGCACTCATGAATGGTGTGATTCATTTTGAAAGCGGCCATGATTCTATTAAAGCGGCGGCGAAAGGCGTCGTAGGTATAAGGCGTGCCGTCTTCATGCTGGCAGATATATGCCTGATTCTTCCGTTGCACGAACCATGGGTAAATATCCTTGTGAATCGGTACAGCACGCCCCTGCCCGGCGGCGGTCTTGGACTTTCGGACGATGAAATAATGACTCCGCCATTTCACGTCTTGCGGCGTCAAGCGGAGATACTCACCGATACGAAGCCCAGTATAGATAAGGATTAGCACATCCTGCACGGCTGGCAGGGTATCCACGGCACGCCATAGTTTATTACGTTGCCGGACGGTGAACGGCTTTTTCTTATACTTGCGGATATGCGGCTTTAGCTCTACATACCTTGCATAGTCCGTGGCGACAATATCATATTTGATGGCGTATTTGTACAGCTGTTCCATAAGCCCACGACATTTCTTTTGGGTGCAGTATCCGGCTTGTATCTCATCTACGACATCTTGCAAATGGCCGTAACGGATACGACGGAACGGCATGTTGTGTAACTTATGGCAGTGGCGGTATGCATTATCGTAACTCTTGCGGCTAGATAAAGAAATGCGGTCATATTTAGTCGCCTTCCAACGGGCGAACAGCTCACTGAAAGTAATGTCGTCATCCAATAGCGGTGATGCATTGACAGACGAAAGGTAGGCGATTCCATGTTCAAATGTATCGAAGTACCCCAATATCTTTTGTCGTCCATTCACGGTCTTTTTCACGACAAACGGCCTCCGCCGATTCCCCGGCAATCTATAGCAGGTTCCGTATCCATTCGGTAATTTCATGTGTATCACTCCATTTTTTTGAATAATTATAACAAGGTGGTGATATTTTGACAGTAGAAGTAGGGGAATTCATTGTCGTCGGCAGTGCATTGGCTGGAGGTATGATATGGATTTGTAAAGCGTTTACAGCCCCACTCAAAGAAACGCTCCTCAAGGTGAACGATACTTTGGCTGAATTAGACAAGACTATCCAGGGGGAGCGGGAACATCGGCACGAGTTAGAAAGAGATGTGCAATGTATCAAGGATACCACGCAAGAGAACACGCGCCGTATTGAAGATATTGAAGAAAGCATCGAGAAAATCACGGGTGGTTAAATGAAAAAGAGAATCGTGGCCCTTGGCCAGTGGGGACAAAAGCACTGGCTCCAATTAATCATCATCATGAGTATCCTTATGATGGTCTTTTTGTTTCTCGTGCTGTTCAGCTGGCTTTTCGGCTACTGGAGCAACGCACTAAGAGGAACGCACTTTGAACTGATGAGCTGTTGGAGTGGCGTGACAGCCGTTATCGGCGGTATCGCTACGGTTGTAGGACTAGGGAAAGCGTGCTGGACGAAATATGGCTATGACAGCCGTTTCAACTCCGCACGATACACAATGCCAGCACAAGCACAAAACACGCCCACAGCGGCAAATAACGCAGAAAAAACGAAAGGATGATAACCATGTTAGGAGAATTAAGCGCACAATACGAAAGCAACGGCGACCCGGCCTGCATCAGTGACGGCTACGGCGACCCGGGCGGCAAGTCTTACGGGACGTATCAGTTCAGCTCCAATACCGGAAGCTTGGGGCAGTTCGTCAGCTGGCTGAACGATAACTATCCGCAGTACGGCGAACAGCTCAACGCATACCCTTTATGCAGTGATAGTTTCGATGAAGCGTGGCGTAACATTGCCGCCAGCGATAGTGACGGTTTTGCACAAGCACAGCATGAGTACGTCAAAGCGGCGTACTATGACCCGGCTGTACAGACTCTGGCGGACAACTATTGGCATATCGAGAATCACCACGACGTTTTAAAAGACGTTGTGTGGAGCCGGGCCGTACAGTATGGCGTCGGGAACATCCTCGACATGTGGACGGAAGCCGTTCACAGCATGTTCAACGTACAGACGGGTGACTATGACGGCTATCCGAATTTGAGCTACATTGACTCTCCGGAATATGACTATGACTTCATCGTGGCCGTATACAGCGTATGCAAGACCCCGGAATGGAACAGCTCGTCGCTCCGGGACAGCTTGAACAACCGTTTTGACAGTGAAATGCACGATGCATTGTCGCGTTTGTAGGAGGTGATCTATTTGTATCTTCCGTTTCCGAAAGAGGAGGTTGATAAGATTGCTGAAAATAAAAAGACCCTTATTGTATTTTGCATTGTCCTTATTTTTGTGTTTGCCTTTGGCTGGCTTTTGTGCCGATACTACGACAGCCGCGCCCGTGAAGACAGTACGAATGTCGTTAGAACAGTACAATCAGTTAAAGACGACAATCAGAGAGCAAGAGAACACATTGGCACAGCTACAGAGCAGATTAGACAGGCTGGGCAGCAACTCGACAGCCTTGCAGACTCAATTGACGCAAGCCAAAGAACAGTTGACGACAACAAAGCAGTCATTGACGACAGCCGACAGCTCATTGAGTCAAGCCAGCGAAGCCTTGAACAGGCAGAGTCGGTCCTTGGCGACATTGACAGAGCAAATCAACTCCATGACTAAGAAAGATGCCCGACTGACAAGGCAAAGGGATACATGGGCCGTTGCGGCTGGTGTGCTGCTCATCGGGTGTATCGCAAAATAAGGAGAGAACATGAGAAGGCTGAACAAGCATCAAACACAATCCGTCGTCTTCTCATCCCTCATCGGTGGTGTAAATATATCGCAGGCCCCGGAACAAATCGACGCGTCGGATTTACAGATAGCGCAGAATTACATCTATTCTCGTGACAGTAAACGCCTGACGGGCCGTGATGGGCTGGGCCTGCTTTATACCATGGATGGGAACGAGAGCGTTCGTGATATGTGGTATGACGTAGACACTAACTTACTGCTGGTTTTCACGAACCATAATAAAGCTTATAAATACGTTGTAGGACAAACGCCGGAATATATCGGGGAGCTTGAAGGTAGCAATGACCCTGTTTGTGCGAAATTCATGGACAAAGTATGGATTGCCAGCGGCGGTAAACTACAGTATTACGATTACACACAAAACGGTCAGCTGTCCATTGTCCAAGATAGCCCGACGTGTAACATCGTATTCCAGCGTTTCTCCCGTATTGCAGTATCCATGGATGGCACAGACGGCTTCTATCTGTCTGGCGTCGGCGACGGTACGGACTGGGCGGAAGATACGAACCGGGCCGATAAGGAGCAGTGGTTGGACGTCGGTTATGGAGATAGTGGCGATATCGCTGCTATCGTCCCGTTAGCGACTGATATCATTTTCATCAAGACGAACGGGAAAATTTATCAGTTATCCGGGGATGCAGACCCAAATAACTGGCAGGTGACGGAGATTGCCAATAATACGGATATTGCAGGTATGAGATGTGCTGTCAATATCGGCAGCTCCGTTATTTTTCAGTCCATACGTGGTTTGAAGACCCTGTCGGCTGTCATGGAATACGGCAATATCCAAACAGCAGATATCGGCGACAAATTCAACGCCCTGCTGACGGACGGGATGTACGAACCACGTTTTTACCACTTACAACGGCACTGTATGATACTCATACGCCCGACGAGTGATTATAAGTATTTCGTGGCTTATAACTATCTTCTCGGTAGTGCGACGACACTTAAATTCAATGTCCCGATAGACAGCATAGTGGAAACGACGGCAACTATCATCGTAGCCAGCGGCGGCAACCTATACGCCTGGGATTCGCAGTACCTCGACGACGATGGCAAACCTATCGAGTACATCCTTAAACCGAAGGCCACCATAAGCAGTGAACAGATGCTATTAAAAAGTGTCGATACGAAGTTTACGGCCGATTATGCGGGCAAGGCGGAATTCATTGACGGGTCCTTGGATGTGACCGTACCCACGGCAGATCGCAATAAGTTCCGGTGCAATCATTCGACGGACTGCCTGGACATTACCGTGAAGTCTAACGACAGGTTCACGGTAGATCATATTATTCTAGAAATTGCAGACCTTTAGGAGTGATAAAATGGAAAGCAAGGAATTAAGTGAATGGATAAGGATATACGAAGAAAAGACAGGTGATACATTCCAGGCCCTGCCAGGATTCACAACGTGGTATCTGCCAGACAGGGGCTTCTGCCAGTGGAAGCCTATACCGGAAAATAAGGCTATTCTTTGCTGGAACCTATGCAATGACGCCCACTTCTGGCGGGATGCCTTGGAATGTATGGGCCTGCAATTCGGCTACGACCGTATCATTACGATATGCATCATTCCCATTAAGCCGTATATCCGTTTGTGGGGATGGAAAATCATGCAGGACTTTGATACAAATGGCGTACATCGCTATATCTGCAAGGATAAGCAAGGGCGTGAAGTCGTCTGTACTCCGAAGGAGAACGAAGATGGAACGATTGATTATTACGTTACGAATGAACTTAGGCGGCCGTATAAGCCGTGGAAAAATGCGAATGAAAGGGAGTGATTGAATGGGTAAGAAAAGTAAGTCCAGCAGCTCGTCTCAGACATATACCCCGTCGCCGGAAGAACGGGCCTTGCAGCAGCAGGCCTTGGAATACTCTAAATATGTCATGCCGAACGCAAAACGGCTTAACGACAGCGCTGCCAACATTCTTTATGACTCTTTGGGTGATACGAAGGTTGACTATAATGACCTCATGACCAACGCCATGGACCAAATCAAATGGGGACAGCAGGGACTTAGAGGGCTGGCACAAGGGCAGATACCGACAGCCTATCAGGACGCCATGGAAGCCAGTATCAAGAAAGGCGTGCAAGGGTCCATGGGCAACCTCTTGCAGGATATGGGTGCCCGTGGCGTCGTAAACAGCTCCGTCATGGATACTGGCCTTAGAGGTATCAGTGACAGCACCAGTGACGCCATGGCGCAGAATTGGCAGAATACCGTTTCTCAATTAGCAAACATCTATGGCCAGAACATCGACGCCGCAGGCCAGCCGATTGCTAATGCAGCCGCCGCACAGGAAGCCGCACAGCAACCGGCCCTCAATCTTTGGAACGCTTCTCTTGGACTCAACGGGGCGACTACCGGCGCATTGAGTTCTTTGGCAGGCAAAGGGACGACGACCACTACGCAGAAAACCAGTGGCGGCGGTTTGTTCGGTGGTATCCTTACCGGGCTGGCTAGTAACGCCTCTATTTTCTGTTTTGCGCCAGAAACAAAGGTACGCCTGGCAGATGGGTCCGAAGTACCGATTACCGACGTCAAAGTTGGCGACAAGGTACTTTGCCCGCATGAAGACGGCACGGAATCCGAAGAAACGGTCCTGCATACCATGGAACCACACTATAGCGACGTATGGAACCTTGTATGTAAGGACGGCGTAGATACCCACTATGTCATGGCCACCTTGACACAGCCGCTACTCATGGAAGATAAAGGATTCGTTGAAATCAGTGACATGACGTTAGGGGCGAACCTCAAAGGCCGTGGGAAAATCGTCAACATGGTTTACGCCGGGGAACGGAAGGTATACGACCTGCATGTTTCCGGGGACAATAACTACTATGCAGACGGTTTTATTGCCAAAGGCGGCAGTACCGACAATTGGGTAAAGGAGGATAATTAATGGCAGCCAAAAAGTATAACTATATCGAAGACAATATCAGCCAGAATTATGCACCACGGCAGTATTCTGCTCCCTTCACGACACAGGCATTGCCGCAGCTGAACTTTGCACAGTACGCGTTCCAGGACCCGCGGTTTGCTCTTGGGATGCTCATCGGCAACGCCGTCGGCGCGAACATTCTGAACCGCAAACAGAAGGAAGCCGACCAGATGCTTTTCAGACAGGATAACCCGGTATCCATGCCGGACAATGTACCTTTGTATGATACCAGCACCACGCCTACCCTGGCAGACGGTAAAACCGCCGCCGTCGGCAATGCATATAGCGGTTTTGGTGCCAACCCGTCGCAAGTATCGACCGATTTTCTGTCTAACTTGCAGGGCGTAAACGGACGACTGAATTACAATACCGACACCGGGGCTGTCAACTATCAAATGCCGACGTTCCTGCCGTCGATGTATGCAGAAAACAACCTGGGAAAATATTATCCTACAGCTACCGACGCGGACGGCAATATGATAGGCAATATCTCGTTTGCGGACTATCTCAACAACCAGAGTAAGGCCGGGCAGGGGCAGGGCCTCTTTGACTTCAATGCCTTGCAGAAAATGGCTGCTGATGACGCCGCAAAAGCCGCCGCAAAAAATCCACGGGAGACGGTAGCGCAGAACATGGGCGTATTGCCGACGGCTAATGTTGACGTGCCGTCTAAGTCCAACAGCTACATCCCGGCCATCACTGGCAGGCTGGGCAATCCGATTAACGGCAGTCTGAGCATGAGCGGCTTTAATTTGAACAGTAACGACCCGAACAACAAATTCTATACCTGGAATTTAAAAAGCGGTGGTGACGTCGCCGACGCGTCGCCCGCTACAATCCCGTCGGCACAGACCACAGTACCCGGCATGATTACGCCGGGTAACGTGGATACCAGCAACGGCCTTCCGAAAGTACGTGTGACCGAAATCAACGGCAAACATTACGTCCTGCCAGCCACTGGTACGGATGGGAAAACACTTGACGAAGACCAGACAGCGTATAACTTCTATGAAACGGGGAATACGTTAGGCGTGTTCGATAATAAGAAGGACGCGAAGAAGTACGCCGACCAAATCAATAAGGATGCAGGCAGTAACCCGGTACCGGCCGTCCATGCCATGGAAGCACACCCCCTCGATGAACCGCCGATTAAGGATGTGCAACCTATCCAGCCCGTGGATAATCAGCCGATTAAGCCCGTCGATAATCAGCCTATCAAGGCAGAACCGGCGCCGATACAGCCCGTAGAAGGACCGATTCAGCCCGTGGATGCAACAACGCAGGCCGATACACAGCCGGCCGCACAGGCCAATGCACAGGCGGCCACACAGGCCCCACAGGCTAGTGTTACTATCACACCGGGCCAGCAGGCGAACGCTACCCAGCCCGCAACCACACAGGCCACAAACCAGACCGATACCGGCATCTTTCCGAACGACCCGCAGAAGTTGATGGACCGTCTCTTCCCGGGAGAAACGCAGATTGACAACCCGTATTACAAAGACCTGCTCGACCAGTACCATAAAGAAACAGATCCGACGAAGAAGCAGGCTCTGATGGATAAGCTCAATAACACCCCGGCGTATATGCTCCGCAGTGACAACCCGAACTATATGGCCGCTAAAGCCTTATATGACGCCGAAAAGGATGAAAATAAGAAGAAGGAATGGCAAGCGGCTATGGATAACCTGCCGCGGTATAACGTCCGCCCATTCAGCCCGGCAGAGCAAAGCCTTGAAACGGATATGAGCGGCGGCATCCCAAGGCATGTCAACGCCAAAAAGAACGAGTCCGACTTTGTTCATTGGGCTATCCAGCACGACATGCCGATTGATGTTGTTAACTCGACACTTGAACGGTATAGACCTGTATGGCAAGCCGAAGAGCAGCAGTACAATGATTATCAGACCAGCGCATTGTATCCGCTGTATTACCAGGCCGCCATGAAGGGCCAGTATGATACCGCTGCCACGATTGCCCAGAGCATGTCCCAGTATAACCCGCAGTTGTCGGCACAGATGCTGGCTACCTTGCCGAACGGCTTGAACTACTATGCAACGGCCGATGCGAAAGACCGTGCGGCCACGGCACAGCAAAATAAAGTATATAATATGGGCTTGCAAAATAAATATACCCTTGGTCAAATCGTAACGCGCGGCAAGATTGCAGACAGTCAGTTGAAGGAACGGCTGAAACACGACACCTGGAAAACTAATGTAACTATCGCCGAAAAAGCCCGTGAAAACGACAATAATAACCGAACGAAGATTATAACTAGTAAATACGGGCCTAACGGCTCCGGCAAAAGCAGCTCCGGCGGTGGTTCTGGAGATATTAAACTTTCCGATGCTAAGAGCGTCATTGAATTGCATAATAAATGGGTAAGCGACCATAAAGGCGATGACGATTACCAAGAATCAAATAGCCCGTATTACGATGCATATAAAGACGCTATTCAAGTCATTAATAATAAATTCGGTGAAGGGCTAAAAGAACCGGATTCAGAAGAAAACGCTTGGCATAATGCCACGGCCCTTCTTGAACAAAATGCGAAGATGGGAAATAAGTATAGCATGTTTGAAATGGAAGATATTAGTGAACGTACTCCCGCCTATAGAGGCGGGAGCTTCCTGCTTCAACGAGAACAGCGCCACTGACTCCAAAGAGTTGCGGCGGCTTACACTCTCTCCACAGGCGT